CTGCTTAACAATGACAGAAGCTGAAGGCCGCTGTTGGTTGCATCCATGGCACACGGAAGGAACGTCCTAAAATTTTTCGACCGTTTCGTGTGATACTCGGCCCACTCAAAGCACCACGCGAGGGCTTGCCAAGGCTCGTCCGCATCGGCCCACTCTCGGTTGGACTTGGGGTCGTTGGCGATCTTGATTGCATCCCGGGTGAAACCATCAGCCCACTTCAAGCGGTCTTCGAATGGTTGTTTGTCATAACCAAAACAGTTGGCCCCGTGAATCCCAAGCCATCTTAGGTCGTCGTCGTTCTTGATGGGATTACCCCTGTGAAATTGTAACAATCCTCGACAGTGGTCGGGTCCTTGGTAGTTAAGATAGCTTGGCACCTGATAGACTCGACCCCGAAAGTCACATGAGGATGGCATAAAGAGACGCTCGTTGCGGAACTTCCGCGATAACATCAAGATCTTAGAGATCAAGATGCGCTGGGAGCCCAACGATAGGTTAAACTTACCGAGCTCACGCTTGTCATCCCGCCAGTTACGTTGCTCCTCGACCGTCATGTGATCCCCCGGCCACTCCGGTAGCGGAATGTCGTTACGAGGTGGTAGTCCGATCTGTAAATCACTGTCCCAAGCCCACTCAAGCACGTCAAGGACTCGGTTGTTAATGGCATAGGGTGTCTCTTGGATGAGGTTAACGGCATTGTAAACCTGGGGCATCTCCGGTGCCATGCGTAACACATTCCGGTCCGAACATCTTATAAAGGGCAACACCGGTAACCCTTGGTCCTTGGTGAGACCGTAGCCACCACCGAATACCTTCTGCCACGGCTCGGGGCTTTCCACCATCGGCAACCAGAACGGTAACAATAACTCCCGATAGGTGTCGTATTCATTGATCCACTCACGGGTAACATCCGAGATCTCAACCATCCGCATCGGCTTGTAGTGACGACGTTGACGCTGGGCCTTGTCGGTGAACTTAATCAATCCCGTCCGGTCGTGGACAATCTCAAGTAACATCGAGCCACATGAGATGCGATCCCGGCGGGTCCAATCAGACCACTCCATGTCCTCGGAGCGTGCCGTCTTGTGCAGATAGGCGCTTTGGGTTGAGGGTCCTCGGCTCGATAGATCTTGCATCCGTTTAACCAAGCGCGACCCAAAGTCATGGTGCTTGATGAGGTAATCAGATAGCAGTTGGTCCTCGACGGCCCGGCCTAAGCGGAAACACACAGACGCATAAGACCGAGGCTCGTCGAGGACATCTAGGGTCGCTTTAACAGCGATCAATGCTATGGGGCGAAAATCATTAACATCACATAAACAGCGTTGCCACTGTGTCTTGTTTTTTATCTTTGTTATCTTTGGTATAACATCTACCACACCCAACACCACCGGCTCGACACCATCCCGCATGATGCGACGACCAGCTTGGGACAGGGAGCCTTTGGTGTTACTCCGGTTACGCCGGTAGCGTTGCACCCCAAGATCTAACATCTCTTGGTTGAGGTGGCGTTGGTCCATGGTGAATGTTGATAAGGGTGTTCAATGAAGGAAAAACAAGTCAAACCTTGTGCGTAGCTCTCTTACGCCTCTAGTCCCTTATCAAGAATTTTGTCACGCGCTCGCATCAAGCGGTCTCGCTTACGGGTGATCCTAGCGATTCGGTGGGTTAACATCAAGACCTCATCTTCAATAAGTTTGATTTTTATTTGATCTCTCTGAGAGAGATACTTTTGTTCAACTCTGGGTGTTTTCATCATTTCTGCTGGTTGTGTATGTTATTAACAAGATCCCGAAGGTATGGCATCGGGTAAACTTTGGTCTCTTTGGGACGACCGTTTTTATCCTTGAGCTTTTCGATGTAAGCGAGACTGCGCTTCTCAAGGGCTCTCAAGGAGACTCGGATGGCCTCCCGGCTGGTCTGCATAAGGTTCGCAAGGGCCGTGTTGGTTATTCCAGGTTTCATAACAATCGCCACGACCAACGAAGCCTGATACATGGTGTTGATCTTGGCCTCGCGGAACATCTCGGTGGTCAGTATTAAGTCTTTCATTTCCGGTATTGGTTACTCGGTAAGTTTTTGGTTCCCAATCCCAACGAGACCGCCGCAAGATCAAGTGTTGAGTCGTCTTCGCAGTGTTGTCGTCTGTCCCGTCCGTAGTTCATGTCACGGTAGCGACCGGTAATCTCGCACAAGGCATCCTTAATGCTTGCCACGGCTTCGGAGTAACCGGGAATCTTTTCGGAATACCGACGGACTTCATTACGCGCTTCCCATAACGACCACTCGTCATCTCTCCGGGATGCTGTCCTTGGAATCGGCCCTGTTGTTTTTCTTATTCGTTTTTTCATAAGATCTATGCTTCCAGGATGTCACGGGCTGCGGCAAGGTCACTCGGAACGAGCTTTGCATATCGGAGGGTCATGTTGATGTCCTTGTGTCCCATCCAACTCTGGAC